AAGCCTATCGCACGATTTGAGGTGGTGACGTTCTAACTGATTAAATGTATCCAGTTCAAAAATAGGAAAGCCAACGTGCTCACCGTGACCAATAAATTCTGCCATTTGATTTTGATGCCATATTTTAACACATGGAGCATTGGGGTCAAATGTTTTAGCCTCTTCTAGCCCTCTTGTAACAGCGTCAGAGTCTTGCTGATTGGTTACTTGGGGTTGACCTATCATGTGTAAAGAAACGTCTGTATGAGCCTGTAGAGCCTTAAGGATGTTAAGTCCAGCGATGCCATATCCAAGCTGATTGATTGGGGCCATTAAGTTTAATTTCATTTTTTGAATATCCCCTCAATGAATTCTTCAGCCGTTTTTACTTCGGGATTTTTATCCAAGAAGTCATTTACGTTTCTTTTGGCCGCTGCCCCCTTTATACCAAGACCAACCAATGCTGAAACACATTCTCGTACAAATGTTTCGTCGTGCTGCCTGATTTCTTTTTCCTTCTTCTGTTTCTTCTTCTTCTTCTTTTCCTTGACTACCTCAACGGTGACCACGGTTGGTTGTTCATTATAGTCAACTAATTCTGAATCGTCATCAATATATCCCAGTGGGATCTTACCCTTTTTAAGGTCTTCCAAGATACCAAATTTGATTGGCTCACAATTATTTATGTAACCATATAAAAGGCCGCCTAAAAAGACCAACAGAAGGGCCATCAAAATTAAATTAGCTAAAAAATCAGATAGTTCACTTGTATACATAAAAACACGCCACGATAAAAGAGACTAGTTAATGGTTAAAGCTCTGCGCCCTGCACTACTATAATTATATAGTATATCGTCTCGTTTGTCAACCCAAATTAGGGGAAATTCTTGAATTGTAACATAATAAAAAAACCTCGCCAAGAATCCTTCCTGACGAGGCTCTACTAGATATGTCTCCCCGCTGCTTTTGCAGCGAGGTTCCCTAGTGTACCACCGTTCACAGTCTCAGCCAGTTGGCCCTCGGTCTGTGTTCAGCGTGCCTTACCTCCTCTAGCTGGCTGAGGCGTTCGGCCACCTTCCTATTAACGGCAGCTAACCGTTAATGTTTTTAAGTTCTGATACAGCTCCAACAAGTTGCTCTTCTGAAGACGAAGGACTCTGCCCAAGAGAAATCTCATCTGCCATGATACAGACAGAACTTCTCTTGTTTTGATTTTCATCCTCGTAATCGTCAATGTTTAACTTACCCTGAATGGAAACAGGTCGCCCCTTTAAAAGTCGAGGCTGTAAATTTTCTGCCATCTTTCCAAAACAAAGAACGTTAATAAAGAGAGTTTTATCGTTCCGCCTGTCATTAACGGCCATTCGGAACTTAGACATCGGGGTTCCTTTCTTAGTAGTAGAGAACTCTGCGTCTTTAGTCAATCTGCCAACCCCATTCCAACAATTACTGTCCATCTAAATCTCCAGTGCTGATCTAATTTTTCCACGAACTACTTGTGAATTACCACGGTTTGAAACGCCCGCAGTGGCGTTGTAAACATGTCCAACAAATTCTCGCGTAAGTCCAAGAGCCCTCCCAGCCTTTAATGTCTCACGCTTATTTGTGCCATAAACCTCTCCTGTTTGTCGGTAGGCAACAGCCGTAACCGGATTAAAAGAAACTCCACGAGCACCACCACGAGTACCTTGGCCTGTGATAGTCTTGTCCTGCACGGACCAAGAATAGGTTGTTGGCAATGAAGCCAACGTTGAATAAAACTCTATACTTTCCATAACTTTCCTTTCAACTAATTTCATTAGTAAATTGCACAATCACCACTTCTCGTCCTATTCGGGTGGGTCAGTTTGTTCAGCCAGTGCCGCATTCGCTTCTGACTTAGCTGTATTTACAACTTGTACACCCTCATTCAGATATTCTGTCAGTTTCTCGATTTCCTTATCAATTTCTTGTTTCTTCTGCTCCAAATTCTGAACCTCTCTCTGTACATTCAAAAGATGAGCTTCAGCCATATCCAAAACGTTACTCATTTTTTTTCCTTTCTTATCTTGTATTGTGTTGTGTTCATTCTCTGATAACATTATATCAGATAGAGCGGTAAAAGTCAATACTTTTTTTACATTTTTGTGATTTTTTCCACAGATTCAAGTAAAAACTCGGTATCTAGCGATGTTTTAGGAATAAATCTGAGTGTAATTTTATCACCAATCAGCTTTAAGATTTGATCATAACCACTGTTCCATATGTTCATCTTGGGATTAGAAATATCAGAGAAAACAATTTCTTTAACGCCACATTGATATAACATCTGAAGACATTGAAGGCATGGTACTGCGGTAATATACGCCCTAGCATTTATGGTGCTTTGTCCGTTGCGGGCAGCATTATAAACAGCGTTTGCCTCGGCGTGAATCATAAAAGGATACTTTTCTGGGCGAACATTTGGTAGGGAGTGGTCATCAATGTCTCTAATAAAACCGTTGTACCCAGAGGATATGTTAGTTTTATTTTTTACTAGTATGCAGCCGCATTGGGTTTGCCCATCGTGACTTCTCCTTGACCACAATGTTGCCTCAAGAAAAAAGATGTTATCCCAGTCGGTCACGGGTGTATCATTAAGCATTAGCTGATACAACTCAATCTCCAATAATATAAGTTCCTAAGTGGAGGCGGCGGGAGTCGAACCCGCGTCCTGTGTAGCTTCCATACTAGTGTCTACATTGTTAGTCTGTTGTATTCGCACAACACACAAAACTATTTAGTTTGACTAAAAACAGGCTATTATAGCCATCATCCCTGTTTGTTCGATCAGAGCGTATCTATCCGAGTTATCGGAGTCAACACAGTTGGGTAATAAGGTCTGTGTAACCTCAGCAGGTTAAGCTGCTATTGCAAAACTAGGTTCAGCAATTAAAAATTTAATCGGTTTTTATACTGGCCCTCCGATCAACCAGTCAATGCAACTAGAACTTTCACCACCAGTCGATGCCTTTTCGCCCCCCTTCTTCCTAGAATAGAGATTCCCACCACCCCTGAGATGTTCCCAAGAAATATAAGCCAACCAACGCCCCACCTAATAGAGCAGTACGCTTAATTAATTTGTGTTTTCTAATAAATTCGGCTACAAGCCCTTTGAATAATGGCATATTATGCCTCCTTTGAAATAATATATAACTAACACTACCTACCAAATATTCTTTTCCTAAATAACCAGAACATAGTCCTAAAAATGTTTTTGTATTGTACCTGATCCTTTGTCTCGTAGAGACCAAAATGATCTAAGGAACAGTCGCTACAATAGTACTGGTAACATATCCTACACCTATAGCTATCCTTGTATTCTATCTTTTTTCCGCAAGTGCATATAGCTTCATCTGTCATAAAATAGCCCGAGCCAACTATTTACCGAAAAACTTTTTACGATTTTTGATAGCGATTTTTTTACCACTATCTGTTAGTCTATAATAAAAATTGCCGTCTTCGCCTACCAATTGATCCACTAAACCTTCATTCATTAGTTTTATTAATTGGTCAGAAAGTCCATCAGTTAGTGTTTTACCAAACTCGTCTTCACCCATCAATTTGTCAAACTTATGACCTTTACCCATTAATTTTATTAATTGGCCAGAAACATCATCTTGTAGCGTCGTATCTACGTTTTTAAGATAATCTAATAGATATGGCTGCTCGTCTAGTTCAAAGTCTATAATATCAAATACTGCTTCTTCATATTTATTATTTCCCAGCTTGCTCCATAATTCTTCAAGCTGGGATACCATATCCGTATAATTGCCAATTGGCTCCATAGAATATAGATTATCAAGCTTCATGATCCAAATTATCGTATAAATTTTCATGTGTCATCTCTAAGGTTTCTAGACAGTTTTCACAAATCTGCGTTGTATCAAGATATAATACACATTTAAAACACCCACACCATTCACACGCATCAATTATTGAGGGAAATGGCTCTATAAGCTGTGGGTTCATGAGAAATATTCTTGTAGGGCGTCAAGTCGATCATCTGCATCGGCTAAATTTGATAACGCTTCATTGAGATTATTATGGAGATCCTCCGTACTATGGTCCCCAATTCCAGCGGGATGCTCCAACATAATTTCTAGGCTAGCGAGGGCCATTTGCTTATCTGTTTCTGCCTTGCTTTGCAAAGACTTGAGTGCCAGTTGTTTAAATGTACTCATCACTTACTCCCCTGATAGGGCCAAATTTCGGCCAGTTTATCTGTTACACCGGGGATCTCTACAATCCACCGTCCGTATTTTCCTGTTTTTTCTGTTTTGATTGTTAATAAGGGGGCTATTTGATATAGTAAGTTAGTACACATAGATGTTGCTTTAGACCAATCTGGGTGGCCTCGCTCTGGTGTATCTACTCCAGCAAAGCGGCCTCGAATTTTAATAGAAACATTAAAGCCTAAATCAACAATAAAATCAACCGTGTCACCATCTATTACACGATCAACTTTCGCTCTGTATTCGTACATTAATCACCTTCAGCGTGTGTTTAGAGGTTTTAAAGAAACAAAAACTGTTCTAATTTATTAATGGGAATGTTATAACAATCGGCCTTGACTATGAACCCATTATCTGGGTCGTATTGACCCTTTTTTAAGAATTTTGCATCTTTAAAATAAGATTCTTTGTCATATGCTCCAAGTACCCAAGCTCTTTTCCACTCGTATTTGACATTTTCAATTCTTACAAAGACATAGTAATCACAACTTTGTTTTGTGTTGTATGCGGCAACCGAACATTCGTAGTAACCCTTTGGTTCACTGGTACATCTTTTAGTTTTAACGTCGTATCGAAGTCCGTCATCATCAATGATGTCATAATCGTATGTGTTGGTTATTTTGCCCCCTATCACCTCATTCGCAATTTCTTCACCCAAAAAGCCAGCAATGTTTCCATCCCCCTTGGTAATGGAGTTATTCAATTTCCCCATTTCCCTAGCTTTACGCCACGCTCTGGTCTTCATGTCATCTGTTATTTTTACTTCTATCATTTTTAGAGACCTAAATCAATTGCGGTAAAAATACTTTCCAAAATATGACTTAATCCTAGCCCACCAAGACGGCTTCTTAATGGGTCTCTTTTTGCACTGTTTATATATCTTCTTCATTTCAGGAGCTGACTTTGATCTCATCAGTTCAGCGATCTGATAATAATCTGAATCGGACGTGTTGCTGGTTTGTAAACCCATTCTAATTACTTTATAAGGTGTTTTGTTCTATACTTATTATATACTATAGTATCGGTTTTGTCAAGAGAAATCTTTAAGAATTTTTGAACAACTAGTATTAAATTCCCAAACTTAAATTTGTTTTTCGTATGCTCTCTGTTCCACTACACATTTGACAGGCTGACCTGATAGCATCTATATTTTCTGGAACCACGTCGCTCTCTTGATGGATCGCCTGTAGGTAAAACAATTTGTTGTTTTGTAGTCCGATGGTCTCTTTCCACACACATACTTCTGGCATGTCGCCTCTTTCTCTACCGAGGTCTTTAGCATACTCTAAAATTTCAGCAGTGGACCGTATACCATCTGAATTATATACCATGCGTACTCTGGTCGTTGATTTGAAAAGATCCGCCACCTCTTCAACATTGACAGTGGGCATTTCGAGATCAACAGATATGCTGTGCATGTGCATTAGGGTGGTGGGAACAGATATAGAGGTAGTAAATAGTTCCATGTATGGAAGAATAGTTTGAACGTCTGGGCCGTGATGTGACGGGACTACTAGGTGGGGAACTAACGCATTAACGGGACCATGATATATGTCCCAAGGGTCTGCCGCCCTTCTAATCAGTGTGGCATGGGCCTGCTTAACACCGTAAGCAACATCTATTGCCTCCAATGTCCTGCACAACCCCGTAGTATTACAACTAACTACTCGAATATAATCTTCTCCCCACGCATCTGCATAGTTGCACTGAGACACAAAACTGGTTCCTATGTCAGCCTTCTCCCCTCCTTGGAAGATTGCTTTAATTTTTAGTCGTTGATACCATTTCTTATTTTTGGCCCCGATACCTCTAGGCGTGCAATCAACTATAATA